GAAGAGTAACACGTTGAGCTATAGGTGGTTGAAGTGGTTAGGTGCTGAGTTTAACGATTGTCACTTGGACGGCTATATGTCATTTATATTAGAAAGGAAGTAATTATATGTGTTTTCCAGCAATAGGTGCGGCAATGTTAGGTTTCGGTTCAGCTGGAGCAGCGACTGCTGCTACTGGTGTCACCGCTACGGGTTTAGGCATAATGGCGGGTACAACAGCTTTAGGAGTTGCTTCTCCGATAGTCAGTGCAGTTGGTCAGCGTAAGCAAGCAAAACAGCAGATAGAGTTTCAAAAACAATCTCAACAAGCTGCTATCAAAAAACAACAGTTTCAAGCAACAGCTGCTAACTTAGAATTTCAACAAAAAAGAGAAGCACTAGCACAACAAAAAGAGCAGATAGCTAAAACTTTTAGAATGGCTGAATCTACAGAAAGAGCTAAGGGTGCTGTTGCTCAATCATCTGCTATAAGTAATGAACTTAAAAGACAGCTTGGAACGCAATACAGTAGACTAGGCGAGCAGCAAGGATTGTATGAATTACAACACAGTTTAGGAGTTCAACAAATGGGGTTAGCAGGCGAACAAGAGTTGTTATCACTCAGTCAACCAGTACAAACACAAAGCCCATTAGTTACTACACTGAGTGCATTAAGTGGCGGATTACAAGGTTTAGGTACGGGTATGCAGTTTGCACAATATACTAGACCTAGACAAAATGTATCAATAAAAACAACAGGATAATATGTCTGAACTCCTACAATTAAGACCTATACAACCTGTTGATCTTCCTGGTTTTCAGTACAGTATAGCTAGACCCCAAGCAGGTAGAAATAAATACCAAGACTTAGCGGATGTTTTATCACAGATTAATCCAGCTCTCGCACAGTTCAGTAGAATAAGTGCAGCTAAACAACAGCTGATACAACAAGAAGAAGAAAAGAGGCGTAAGGAAGACGAAGCACAAGTACAAGCTGGTAGAGAAGCGGTTTATTTTGGGGGCGATCCTATATCCGACGGTTTAAAGAAAGTATCACGTAAAGCTGTAGAGAGCGGTCAATTATTAGATAAAGATAACGCAGCTTTTCAGATAGGAGCATTACAAGCACAAGGAGTTACCGCTGTTAAAGGTCCTTACCGTGATATGTTATATAGTCAGGTCAATACCCTCGAAGGTGACATTGGAGAATTTATTGAGCAGACAAGGCTGGAGTTTATAAAACAACCAGAGTTCGCTAATCCTTCTGTTCGTTCTTTTGCTTTTGAAGAATTTAATAAAGTAGAGGACGAGTTTCGTAATGATGTTGAAAAAATAAGAGACGCTGCAAATACAGAGACATTTAAAAGAGCTTGGTTAGAATTAGGCAGACCTGTAGTTAACGGTATTATATCAGGAGAATTAGATGTTAATGATCCAAATATGATTGGGTGGTTGAATCACTCTGCTGGTGTGTTTAAGGGTTCACAAGAATACGCATGGACTAACTTAATTAAAGAACAGTTAAGGGAAGGTTTATCTAAAGAACCGGGAGAGGTTGGTAGTATATCACCTAATCAAGTTGATGGTTTTTTAGATAAGTTACGCACTTTAGATTTAGGTGGCGGTGTTAAGTTTGCTGATGCTGAAGTAGGGAACGCCATAACATCTTTCTACGACTCTACTGAGAATATCAGAATAAAGTGGGAGAATAATAAAAATAAACAATTAAATGAAAACTACGAAACAAAAAAAGGTTTAGCGGTTGATTTATTATTAAAATCTATGGGAGATGGTCCAACTGTTACAGCAAGCGAAGCGTCTGAAATTAGGGATGTTTTCTTAGCGAGTGTTCCGCCGACCCAAAAGCAAAAAGGTTTAAGCGACTTTAATGATATATTAAAAAATATTAATAAACCCACCGACGATATGTCTTCCTTGGTTGTAGGTAATATCGAAACAAACATAGCAGAAGGGGAAGACTTAACGAAGACTGTAACAGAAGTAAATAATCTATTCCGAGGAGGATCAATAACAGCTACGCAGCGTTTGAATTTATTAGATAAAATTGATAAGGAAAGAGATTTCGACCAACTAGTTTATAAAACCGAAGGGGTGAGGAAGTTATCCGAAGGTTATGAAAATGTCATAACAGGTTTCAATACAACTAGAATAGGTAAAGCCACTTACGAAGAGGGGTATTTTACCCAACTAGGAGTGCCTAGCGATATGGAGGCTAATGATAAAAAGGATGTAACAAACGGTAGTGTGTATAATCAAATACTACTTAAAACAGGGAGTGAATACGCTTCTAAACGTTTTGTTAATAGTAGGTACTATGCTTTTAATAAAGACTTTAAACAGGCTAATCTTTTAAAGTTTAAAGAATATGAAGCCGATCCCCAGACTAGCCCACAAGAAGCCGCTAATAAAGTATTAGAGGAAATGCAAGAAACAGCTAGAAGTGTGTTTAAAGATTGGGAAAAAGAATCCATCGAAGAAGCTAAAAGATTGTATAAGATTGAAATTTTCACTACAGGAGAAGAACTACAACAAGCATTCCCCGAAGACCTTTAAATAAAAATGGATAAGGAAAAAGAAATTAAGCCGTTGATGCGTCCTACCTACAAAGGTTTGGACTCTGCTGATCCTGAAACTAAACTCACTCAAGAACAAGTTGAGCAAGGTATAGAGCAGTTTAAGGGAGATGTTAAAAGCTATTTAGACTCAGAGGAAGAACGAATTGTAAGTGATATAAAAACACAAAAACCCGTTCCATCGTTAACTAGAGTGGAAGAAATCGAAGCTACACCTGAAGGCACTTTACCTACTAGACCTAGGCCGGGAGCATACACACCATCAACACCTCAAGTTGAAATACCTACTACATTACCAGAGCACGGAATAAAGTCACTATATACAAATGAAGAAAGAATCCTAGAAAGAGCTACACAGATAACTGGATTACCTCCTGAAAGCCCCGCTAATCATCAAATAGCAAACGTACTTGCTCAAGGCGATCCATTCTCTGCGTCTTCTATGGAGAAGGCTAAGGAAGAAACAATGAAACTTGTTCGAGCTGGTTTGATACCTAATCCTAATTACGACGGGTTTGATGCTGAAGTAGCAGAGTTCGTTGATTGGGCTAATCCAATGGCTGTTGAAATAATCGGAACTTTAGGAACAGGTATCGTTACTTCTCCTCTACTACTTTCTCCAGAGCCTGTAACTAAAGCGACTTGGTTCGGTTTAAATGCTTCCTCAAGTGCGTTTTGGAATATGGTTGCTCAACAAATGGAAATAGGGTCAGGCGTTAGAGAGGAAACGAATTGGTCTGAGGTTTTCGCTTCTGGTGCTTTAGGTGCTGTACCTGCAATTAAGACTGGCGTAGGACTATCTAAGGCAGGTGTGATAGGAGTAAGAGCAGCGGAGGGAGCTGGTTTAGGTATAGGTTACGAAGGTCTTCGGTTAGGATTTGCTGCTCTTTATGGGGAGGATTTAGATTTTAGTGTAGCTGGGCTTGCTGCTGCACCTATTTTAGGTGCTACTATAGGAGGGACTTTAGGTAGGTTAGAGAAGTCTCTTGTTATATATAAGGATAATTCATCAGCTCAAGGAGCTTCTGTTTTGCGTAAAGTGATTACGGACGAGTTGAAACAAGTTAAAAAGGAATTACAACGTACTGAGAAAAAAGGAGGAGTTAATAAAACTGCTCGTACTAAAATTGAAAAACTAGAGTCTCAGTTACAAGAGTTAATACCTAACGAAGAGAAAGTACTGCAACGAGCTATTGATACTTTGGAGCAAGCTGAACAAAAACAAATGGAGGCGGTAGCTAAAGTTGCCGAAGAGTTTAAGAAGACAGAGGCGTTTAAGTTATTTCAAGAAGTAGATGTACAAGGCGAAGGAGGTGTTGTTAGTAGTGGGGTTCCGGGTGTATTGCCTAAACAACTATCAGGAGCTAAACCTCGATACAATTACGGAGACCGAAACATCGAACTTAACTTTGAAAACGATATAGCTAAAGCACTTTATATTGCAGGCAGCGGTCAAGCATCCAAACGTAAGCAAGAATACATTGATTGGTTGAAGTCTCAAGGAGTTGAGGATGTAGAGGGACTAGCCAAACAAGTAAGGGACGGCATTAAGTCACAAGCGAAAGCAGGACAAGACAATGTATTTATTAAATCGCCTTTAAAATTTGTAGAACCGCCAGCTCCTAAAGCTACTGAAGCACCTACGGTTAAAGTTGACCGAGAAGATGTAGATCCGTTATCTGAGGAAGATTTTGATGAACTTAAAGAAGTAACAGCTTCCGAGCAACAAGCTAGAGGAATATTAGATGACTTTTTATCTGGTGGAGGCACTCGTGAAGTTGATCCTGTAACAGGGAAGGTTCTTGATTCTCACGACGAAGTAAAGGCTAGGTTGTTAACTGATGATACAGAGAAGCAAAGACTTATTAACAGTGTTACTTCAGCTATTAACGATGACTTAAAAAAGGTTAAAGGCGGACGAGTTGGTAAGTTAGAATACTTAGCTAAAGTACAAAATGAACTTGATAGAAGACTTGGAGTAAAAGCTAGTCAAGAATTAGCTATCGTTATGAATGCCGCCCAAGTAGCAGATAACGCTGAAGTAGCAGATACTATAAGTAAACTAGGTATACACATGGCGGCTAATGGTGCTGTTATGGTAAGGGGCTACGACGACTTACTTAAGTTATTAACTGAAGCAGATTTAAACGATCCTAACATAATTAATGACGCTACCACTAGTATCTTAAAACTAATACCACAACAGTTAGCTTGGAAGAAGGCAGGAGCGGAATCTGGTAGGTTGTTGCAATCCAGGAAGTACACTAAAGATGTACTAGATGTTAAACAAAAAGAAGTACTTGAAGGATTAGAAGGTAAATTAGTAAGTGATTTAGATGAAGCTAATAATCTAACAGACGAACAACTTCAAGAACAGTTAAAGACTTTTGGGGACATACAGGTTGTAAGGAAACTTCTTAAAACTATACAACAAGCAGAGGATACTTCAGAGGTTCATAAAATACTTACTGAACAACAAAAAGCATTTCAAAATACTTGGAAGAATACTGCTAAAAAATATTTATCAAAGCCTTACGAACCTGATGAAACAGGAGGTAGTTCTACGTATACTAAAGCAAGAGATATGGGTTCGGATGTACTTTACGCCTCTATGCTTAGTAGTCCTGTAACTCACGCTAAAGTTCTTATATCTAACACTATTATGTCAAAGTATAATGCTTTAAATGGATGGGTGGGTTCTAGATTTATGGCTACATTACCTTGGACAACAGAAGGTATAACGAAAGACGAGTGGAAAAGAGCGGGTGATTTTTGGAGTAAAACCGCAACTAATTTTAGTACTTATGGAGCTATAGTTCATAAAGAGGCTATGAAAGTGTTAAAGTCTGGTGATTCGGATTTGAGGTCACATTTTGAAAGAGCGGGAAATTCGTCTTGGTCAATGGAGCGTACAGGAATGTCTGGAGCTTTAGGTGCTACTTTTGAAAACATAGGTAGGCACGTTGATTTACCCGGAAAAGGTTTAGCTTCTTTAGATGTAAGAACTAGATTAAACGTAGCACACGCCATGACTCACGCTAAAGCTGAGGTTGATTATCAAAAGGCTGTGGCTTCAGGTGAAAGCGTAGGCACATTTAGGCAATATTACGATAACTTTGTAAGTAAAGTATTTACCGAGTCAAAAGGTAAGTTAATGACTGAAGATCAAGTAAGAAGGAAAGCTGTGTTAATGGCGGAGAAAGAAGGGGTGGCTCCAGAAAACTTAGCTTCTTATATGGATAATTTTGTTAAGAATAATTGGGATAAAGATACAAGTGCGTTCGTTGATTATGTTCAAAGAAATTTAAAAGAAATAACATTTACTGAGGAAATGGGTGAGTTTGCTGATCCAAACTTGTTAGAAAAAGGTAACTATTATTTAGAGCAATTCTTAAGAACATACCCCGCTTTACAAGTTGTACTGAATCCTTTCATGCGTACAGGACGAAACATACAAAGAGGTGCAGCAGCTGTAACTAGCCCTTTAAAAACTCTTACTGCGGCTATTGATAAAATACCATTAGTTAACAGAACGCCTTTAATTAAGGATGTTCCTAGATTAGCGGAAAAGCTTTGGACTAAAACAACTAAAGACTTAGCAAGTGATGACCCCATAATATCCGCTAGAGCTAGAGGACAACAGATAACAAGTATAGGTATATTAACTACAGCGTGGGGGCTTGCTGAGGGGATACCCGGAGTCGCTGAATTCGTAGGGACGGAAAGCCAAGATTGGAAAATGAAGAAAGCTATCAAAGCTGCTACAGGTATGCCTGAGTACACATTAAGAATAGCTGACGTAACTAGACCGGGTAAACAAAAAGCTATAAGCCTAGCAGCACTTGAACCATTTAATACTGTAATGAGTATAGTAGCTGATATGAAAAGTTTAAGTAACGGTACAGTAGCACAACGAGAGGAAGCGAGGAATTTATTTGAATCAGCTGTATTAGCTCTATCAAATAATTTAACGAATAAATCCTACTATAAAAACTTAGGGGATGCGATGAAGTTAGTAACAGAAGCAACTAGCGATAAAGAAGCTCAAGCAGCTCAAGCATTTAGGTTATTAAAAGGTATGGCGGGTAGTGTAATACCTTCAGTTCAAAATTCTGTAAACTATATGTCTGATGATGTTATTCGTGAAAATAATTCTATTTTACAAGTAATAGCTAGGCGTATGAATGGTTTATCTAAAGCCGTCCCTCCAATGCGTGATATATTCGGAGACATAGAACTTAGAGGTTTTAGTGATAAGAGAGGTGCTGGAGTTAATGTTTGGTCACCGTTCGGTGTTTACAATCAAAAGGGCGATATAGATCAATATGTTGAGGTTGATGAAGTAACAGGATTTAGGACATTAAAAATACCTAAAATAACTAAGTCAACAGTAGCAACTGAACTACGTAAAAAAGGTAAAAAGGATGCAACAGAAAACGATATAGAACTAGCTTATCAAGCTAAGATTAGAGAAGCTGCTTACGCTACTATTATCGAACTAGGTATTGCTCCTCATTTCAACGCAGGGACCACTAAATGGAACGGTATAGATTTACAGGAGATAATACACCCAGATACTCAACAAGATGCGTTTGATAGGTGGCAGGAGATTACTAATGAAATGAAATTAAATTCTATGTCGTTGCCTTCTAGGAATGGTAAGACTTTGAAGGAAACTATTGTGGCTTTAGCTAGTGGTAAAAGTGTACCAGCTTATGGTGTTTTTGACAAAAGAGTTAGACGTGCTCCTAAGACGGCTCTACCTGAAGGAACTGCACAGGAGGACACTGAAAGAATAAGCACAATTAAAGCTGTATTTAGGCAGTTTAGAAATGAAGCTTTAGAAAAGTTAAAGAAAGAGTTTCCTATATTAGAAGAACAGAGAGAAGCCGTAGAAGTCTTTGAAGAAAAATTAGATAGACCATTAAGAAGTCCACAACATTTAGAAGCTAGGCGTAAGTTTGAGCTTGAGGTATCCGAGCAAAAGTTCCCAGAAGAAAAATATAAAGAACAACAAGTGCCATCTAAACTAGAGGAATTAATGTTACCGTTCAGAAGAAACTAACTTGCTCTTCTCTCTCAATAATTAATAATATATCATCATGGCTATTACTTTCGTAGACTATACAGCGACAGCTTTACAGACCGACTTCTTGTTTAACTTTGACTACCTTGAGGACGAACACGTTGCTGTGTTTGTAGGCGGTGTAAAGAAGACTATAGGTGCGGATCAAGATTACACAGTAGGAACATCTCCTAGTAAAAGGATTGTACTTAATGTAGCTGCAACAGGCGGAGAGATTGTAAGAGTACGTCGTATCTCAGCACCCGCTGTCGACCTTGTAGACTTTCAAAACGGTTCGGTATTAACGGAAGCTGAGTTAGACAGAGCGTACTTACACAATCGTTATCTAGCTGAAGAGAGTGCCGAACAGAACGATATATCCTTACGAGTAAAAGCTGGAGCAGATGGTTCATTTG